AGATACACTAGATAATGCAGTGTCTAAGACACCAGATTTTAAATTGTCTACTTCAATGTTAGAAACAGTATTGTTATCTACATCAATAGTTTTGTTAGTTAAAGTTTGTGAGCCAACTAAAGTGGCTACTGTATTATCAATATTTAATGTTGCTGCACCAGAGGTAGCACCACCAGATAAACCAGTACCAGCTACAACAGAAGTAATATCTCCTACTGGAACTGTAGCAACTTGTGCATCTACATAAGCTTTAATAGATTGTTGTGATGCAAATTTTGTTGCCGAATTAGATGCCATATTATCTTCATCTAAAAATGCAGAACCACTTACTCCAGTATTTATAACTGGGCTTGTTAAAGTTTTAGCTGATAATGTTTGTGTACCTGTAAGTGTTGCAACAGTACTGTCAATTGCAATATCATTAGCGTTTGCAGTTATACCTGTGCCACCTATTACGTTAAGAGTTACATCACCACTTGTACCACCACCAGTCAAACCTGTACCTGCTGCTACTCCTGTAATGTCTGCAAGTGTTTGTGCATCTTGAACAAATTCTAAACCATCACCTGCAGAATTTACAGATAATACTTTACCAGCTACAAGATTTGGAAAAGTAATATTATAAGTATTACTTGTTGTTGGAGCTGCTTTTGGCGTAAGTTTAAAATCTCTTTCTAATTGCTGTGTCATAGCAACTATTTTATCTAATTCTACATTTAATGATTCTATTTGAAAAGCTCCAGAAACTGGAAAGTCAGTACTTCTTGCTAATGCTATATCTCTAAAAATTGTAATTTTATCATTTAATGATGCACCACCACCTAATGTTATAGATCCACCACCAGATACTCCTGCACCTGCTACCGAATATTGAGATGCACTTGATGGGCTAACATTATAACTAAGTAATGTTGTACCATTAAAAACTTTTAAATCTGTTACATCAAAAAATTCAAAGCCTACAGTAAAACTAGTTTGACCAGCTGTTGCAGTATATTGAACTCTAGGTTCTGTATCTGAAATTGTTATACTCATTATCGAAGTCCTTTTTCTATATCGTCAAATAACCAATCTAAATACCATACATTCTGAAATGGAATTAACCTACGCACATTCTTAGCAGTATGATGATTGTATTTTTTTCCAGATACATCAAATAATATATCTGCAATATTATAAATTTGACCTCCTGTTGGTCCACCTATTGTTCCAGCTTTCCATCTGGCAGAAGAACCATAAGGTTTTTTTTCACCTAATAATGGTGCAATTCCAATTCTATTATCTGTTAAAGTTTCTAACGCTTTATTAACATCTGTATAAACTCCTGCTAATCCAGATCTATCAAAAGCATTAAGTAATTTTTCTGTTAATGATAATTTAGAATAATCTCTATTAAATCTAAATTTATGATAAGTAGCATCTATAATTAAACCAGAACCCATAAGTAACATTGAACCAAACAAAAAATCTAAATCTTTTTCTTGCATACCTCTCATTAACATTCTTTGTGTTGAAGCCATTGCAAATTTTTTAAACTGAGCTAATGTAGAACCTAATTCTTTACTCATCCACAAAGGTGTATCTCCTAAACCTGGTGTAACAATTGTAATATTAATATCTTTATTAAGAGCTGCACCAAATGCATCAATAGCTTGAGTATCTGTCCATTCAGAAGTATTAGCCATAAAATTATTTTTAGTTTTTGTTCCATGTTTTTCAAATTCACTAGCTATTCTTTTAGCCATTTGTTTATCAATACCAGAAGAAGATAAAGCTGTTTTCCATTTATTTGATAAACTACCTTTACCCCATGTTATAGAATCTTCAATTATTCTAGAACCTATTGTAACTGATGCCATTGATTTAGCCATTTCAGTCCATCTAGACATAAGATTAATATACATAAAATTAACAGCAGATACTTTTCCAACAGCACCTTCAAATTTATTTGCTAAACCAAACATATCTCCTACATCAGCAAACAACATAGCTCTTTGACCTGTAACCATATCTACTGCTTCACCAAAAGATTGAGCTTCTTTTTTACCCATTTTAAACAAATTACCATTTCCTAAAAAATCTGTTAATAATTCAAATTGAGTTTTAAAACCTCTTTTAATTCCAGATGTCATAGTAATACGAGCAACGTCTGGTACAGCAGCAAAAAAACCTGTTAACATTGTTAAAGCATTATAATGTTTCATTGTTCTCATTGCTGTTGATGTCCAAGAATGAGGATTAGCAGGTAGTCCATAAGTTCCTTTTATAAGTTCTATTCCTGCTTCTAAATCATTTAATGTTTGATCTCTTTCTTTTAACATTTTTTTTCTATTAACATTTTTTCCCATTGTCATTTTTAAATTGTATTCATTTGATACACTCATAAGTCCTGGATTAAATCCAGACATTTCACCATCTGCTATATATCTAAATCCTAATCCATTAGGATCTCCATATTTTCTAGTTAATAAAATATCTGGTATCATTTGTCTTGCATATATTTTTTGTAAAGCATATGCATCAGACATAATCATATTTGCTTCTATTAATTCTAATTGAGCTTGTTTATCTAAATTTAATTCTCTTGATCTGTTTGCTCTTGCATATCTTGGATCTTGAAATACGTATCTTTGATTAGCGTCATAATTTTTACCTGGTGGTTTTTTAAATGGAAAATGATTTGCTAAATCTTCTACTAATTGATTTAGATCTGCTTTGCTTATTTTTACACCTTTTCTTATATAGAAATCTTGTATTATTTTTTTAAAATGATCTTTGTTTTTATCTATTGCGTTTTTAACATAAACAATATTTATATAATCTTTTACACCTTTTCCTTCTTGAATATTTTTTAATCTATTTGTTAATTTATCAATAGTAGATTCTATTCTTGTAACAGAATATATTTCATCTGGGTCACCATACTTAGATTTAAAAGTTTTAGAGCCTAAATTTTTTTTTTTCATATCTATTAAAGTATTTCTCCAAAACAACAATTCACTTTCAACAGGTATCTCTCTAATTTTTAACAAATTAGCTTCTTTAAATAAAGGTTCATAAACTTGTTTTTGTGTTATTCTTGCTGCTTCTGCTACTTCTGGAATAGCATGATCAAAACTATTTAGTCTTGCAATACTTATTTCTTTAGCAAATTGTGTTTCATTTAAATATCCTTGTGCTTGAGCTTGTTTACCTCTGTTTTTAAACATCATAAAAAAATCAGTTTTAGGAACTGAAGCGCCTGTTTCTGTTTGTTGTCTTTGAACATATTTTAAATATTGATCTTTAATCATTTTATGAGATTCTATTTCACCTACTCTCATCATACGCATATCAGTTTCTATTGATTTACCTGTTGCTTCAAATCCCCAAGCTTCTGTATTTTTTAATTTAAGCAATGGTGTATCTAATAGATCTCCCATTATTTTTTTTGCTGTTAAAGAAGTTTTTTGTTTAATAACTCTAAAGACAGGATTCCAAGGTCCTTCTTCTCCAAATACTCCTAAATTAGTTTTAACAAAACTTTCTCCATACATTTTTTCTTTTGCTGTTTGTTTTATAGGTGTAGAAACTACATCTGATCCAACAGCACTAGGTACTGGATCTGTTTTATTAGGATTTACAAATGTTCCATCTATACCAATATCTTGATCTTTAATAGTTTGTTTTGGTATTGTATTTGCAATATATTCATCATCATATTCTTTAACTTTTTTTTGTGTTTTTAAACCAGGTACTGCACTTAATTTACTAAATAAATAAGGAACTGTATAACCATAAGCTGCAACTAAAGGTACATAACTATCATCTCTAATAGGATCTATATTTTGTTTTATAATTTCTTCTCCTAACATTGTTGATCCAACTATTTTACCAACATTTCCAATTTTTGTAAAAAATAATGCACTAGAAGGATCTAATGCTGCACCTGCTATTTTACCTAAATAATGCCAAGGAGATGAGTAATTATATTCTTGATGTTTTTTATATTTTTCAATTAATGCACTTGTTTCTGATTGACTTTTACTAAAGTAAAATAAATGCATATGATCTTCATATCCTTGTAATTGAGAATCTTGAGCAGGAATATAATTTTCTTCTGGAGAAAAATCAGAATTATCTGACATATGTTGATATAACATTGCAGGTAAATTTTCAGTTTCAAATCCACCTTTAAAATCTTTATACCAATCAAATTTAATTGATTCAGTATTTTTATTATTACTTTCTGGTCGAGGAAAAAAAACTGGCATTAAAGTTTTCCTAGTTCACCATTGTATGAATTTATAGCTTCATCAAATCCAGTAAAAATTACAGAGTTTACATATGGATTATTTTTACCAAATTTTTCGTTAAAATATTCAAAACCCATTTCGTGTTGTGTTATAAATTTTAACAATTTATACATTTGATTTGAATCCATTAAATCAATAGTATCATCTGGTTTAAAATTTGTATGTTGTTCTAATGATTTTAAATATGAGGTTGAATCTTCTGCATACATCATAAGTATGTGTTTAATAGGTGGTTCTGAACTATATCTTGTATCAACTTCATTTAAACTTGCTGTTAAAGTCGAATGATTTAAAATAGTTTTTACTGCAGCTCTTATGCTATCTTTTGGTTTTGCAAATACTGCAAATTTTCTACTATCTCTTTGATAGTTTAATGGTAATTCACCATCCCAATTATCTGAACTAACAGCACCCCAATTATTTGTTCTGTGTGTTAATCTTAATTTTGTATTATTATAATTTTCTTGAGCATAATTTTTATAATTTAATTCCATAACATTATTACTCATTATTGTTTCTTCTGGTGGTAATTGAGCTTCTGTTATTTTTTCTAAATTAGAAAAATTTCTATTTAAATTAATTTTCTTTTGCATACTTAATTTATTATTTGCTATTTGTGCTGCTTCTGCAAGATCTGTTGAAATTTCTCTAAAATCTCCATCAAAACCCATTTGTCTTGCTACAAATGCAAAAGGTCTAATTTCAACAGGTTGATCATTTAATCCTGGTATATCTGGATAAAATCTAAACTCACTAAGTTTTAATCCATTTCTAATAATGCTATATAATATTTTTTTACCATTATCTGATCTTTCAAATGATTTTCCACCTAATTCTATACTTGATGATATTTTTTCATATATTTCATTTGTAGTATCATTTATTATTTTACCCATACTTCCTGTAGGCGCTCCTGGAATTGGTTTTTTACTATAGTCTGTCCATCCTGGTTTAAAATTTCCTTCAATTGGAATAGCCATATCACCTTCCCATAATGTTAGTTTATAAGCAGGATTGCCATTTTCATCATTATACATTTGCCTAGAAATTTCAAATTTAACATTACTATCTTTATTATCAAAACCTTGATTTAATTTTTGTTGAATATCGTTCCAATTATTTGTTCCAAAATTATCTTCTGCATTTTTGTCAGTCATAAAATTTTTTTTAATATGAGAATACATATCATTATAATTTATTGATGGATAAGTTTTCCAAATAGGATCTTTAACTAATTTTGGTTGTCCATCTTTAGTATTTGTTTCTATTCCCCAACCAGATTGTTTTAATTTTCTAGTAGCAACATTCCATGCTTTATCTACTAATCCTTTATTTTTTTCATTCCATTGATCTATATCTGTTCCAGATGTCATATTAGCAATACTTTCATTAAAAAAATTTTCAAATTCTTTATATGCAACAGGAGGAATTATATTACTTGGAACCATAGCAAAAAAAGTACTTTGATCTTGACTTGTAAATAAATTTTGACTTAATTCACCTTTTTCACCAGCTGCCATTTCGAATATCCAATTAGGAGAAGAAATGTTTTTATTAACCAAATGTCTAAAATTTAAAGTATTATTTTCATTATTAGCTATATTTTGTAATCTTGTTTGAAAATCTTCATTATCAATATTTTTTAAAATGTTTCTAGCAGTACTAAAATTACCATTTTCTATTTCATCTATAGCACCTGCGTTAATTGCTTTTTCGTATAAGTGAGGATAGTCTATTTCTGGAAATAAATTTTGTACATATTTATATGTATCAGCTTTTTCTTTTAAATTATTTAAACTGCTTTCATCTTGATAATCTGCTCCTTTGTTTATTTTTAAATAATTTTCAACTTGAGGAGGATAATAATTTTGTTTACTAAATAAATTCATTGCAGTAATAAATCCATCAGTATTTAAACTACCATATCTAACTTTATTTATACCATTATTTGCTAATACAACTGTTGCCCATTCTTCTGGTTTTACACCTTCATCATCCCAAATAATTTGTTTTTTATTTTGCATTGTTTTAGAAACAACTCTTTGTATATTATTTGTTTTTGCTACATATTCTATTAAATCTTTATATGTATTAGATCCTGGTTCTACACCAATTTTTTCAGCTAAAACATTTGCATCTACAGCTCCACCAATAAATTCTATTGCATGTAACTCTCTATCTACTTCTTTTAGTTCATCTAAATTTATTTTTGGTTTTTGTGATTTAGCAAAAATATTTTTATTTATATGTTGTGTATATAAATTTTTAATTGCTTTAACATTATCTGCTCTTGTAAATGGATCTTTTAAATAATTTTCGTATTTTTTAAATATTGGATTATCTGGATTTTGACTTTGTAATTTAAAATTATCTTTGCCATTAGCATATTCAATAATGTATTTTAAAGCATCTACTTCACCAATATTTTTCATTATTTGAAATACTCTTAATCTTTCTGAATTTTCTATGTCATTATCTAAATCTGTTGTAATTTGACTTTGTGGTGTTCTTCCTGTTTCTACTAATGATTCTTGTGCATTAAAATAATTTTCATTAAATTTTATAAAATTTTTATCAATTTCATTATTAATATTTATAGGAGATGAATCTGGATTATTCTCTATATTAAATAATTCATTATTTAATTCATCTTTATGACTTTGTTTTGTAACTTCCCAACCATTTTTTGCGTTTCTTGTATCTTCAATTCTTAAATTTGTAGATGCATGATTCATATTCATTAAATTTTTATTAGCTAATATATTTTGTGCTAATGACTTAAAAGCATTTGGTGTATTTGCTAATACTGTTTTAGAATAAGTATCAATAGCATTTCTCATTCCTTCTGGATCTGCTCTAAATTTGTTTTGTAAATTTAAATAATGATCTCTTGTAGTTTGATCAAATTGATATTTCCAATTTACTTTAGCATCTATTTCTGCTGTTTTTCTAAATGAATCTACAATTTCAGATATAGGTTTAGCTATTTGAGCTGTAATATTAGTTGTTGGTGGAGAAATAATTCCCATGTTACCAGCTTGTAAATTAACTTGTTTTTTACCTTGTTTTAATGCCATAAATTACTCCGTTTGTCCTGGTTTATAAGGATCATAATAATTACCATCACTTTGCATACCACCAGTATATTGTCCTCTATATGATTTACTATAAGAATAAGTACTAAATGCAGCTGCACCTATTTTTGCATATGTTCCATATTTTTGTGCTTTACCCATAACTCTTGTTGTATATATTGCTGAATTTAATTTAGATTCTCCACGTAAAACATTTATCTTAATATTTCTAATATCTCTTTCAGCTATTCTATCTATCTCAGCTTGTGTAGTTAAAAAACTACCACTATCATCACTATACCCAGATCCTGCAACTATAGCTAAATTTTGTTTTCTTTTTCTTCTAGCTTCTTCTAATACATCATTAGAATCTTGTAATCCTTTTAATTGATTAAATTTTTTATCTGTTTCATATTGATTAATTAAAGCTTTGTTTCTAGCTTTACTTGCTTGTAATTCCGAATAAGCTCCAACACCTTGTATAGTAGTGCTTATAATTGCTAGTGTAACTGGATCTGCACTCATGAAAAAACTACCTCTACATTCATACCTAATATTTTTAATGGCAATGGTTCTGTTTGCGATAAAGTAATTGTAGGATTTTTATCATATCCCATAAAGAAAAATTCTTTTTTATCTGTAAAAGGAACTAGGTCAGAGCCACCAGTAAAGTTAACTTGTTGGATTACTAAAGATTTTGAGGTTGTGTCTGCAGCTTTGACAGTTAAATCTAAAGCAGAGTTAAGATCAATGATAGCTCTTGAGATTCTTCTTGGTGTTCCAGTTAATGGACCATCTGGTAATTCTTTATCTATTGGCATTGTTTCTACAGTAGCTGTAAAATTAAATCCAACTTTAACTCCTGCTCTTGCAGCAGTACTTAATTCAATTGTGTCTGTTAAAACATCTGCTGTAAATTCACCTAATGAACTATTACCATCAACTGCAAATATTTTATTACCACCATACTCTTGATTAACATTATGTAATAATCCTTTTGTAATAGCTATAGACGCATTATCAGATGGTGATGAAGGAAGTGTTGCACTTAAAGTTATATCATATGAAGTACCACCATTACTAATTACAGCTTCTATATCAAACTCTGGTGTAATACCTGCAATACCTATTGCTTCTCCTACTTTTGGTGCAGATGAAAATCCATCAACTTTTAATACTATACCTGTTTGACTAGCACCTTGAACTAAAGGTGTTCCTTTTTGATTAATAGTAGTTACAGTTTGCATATCTAGATTAACTCTATCATCATTACCAAATTTTTCTAATACAAAATGTGTTCCACCTCTAAGTGTTCTTCTAGTAACACAAACTAAATGTTCATTCAGAGATATAATAGATTCAAATGTATCTATATTATTTGTTTCTGTTGATGCACCTTCTGTTGTCCATAATGTCCAACCTGTAAGTTTTTCATCTCTAACAGAATGAAATACAGCTATTGATCCTACGTTTGGATGTTCATCATTAGGTTCTGTTAATTGTTGTTCATAAGGAACTGTAGGTAATTGTGTGTTTAAAAAATACGCATATTGTTCTGGTCTAAAATTACCACCTTTTAATACAGCTATTTGTTTTGGATTAGTTACTAAATGTTGTGCAAGTAATGATACCGAAGTTGATTTATAACCATCTTCCATATCTGAATAAACAAACTCTCTAATTGATTTACCAGTCTTTTGTGAAAAAATTGCTGCTTGATCAAACATTAAAGGTGCAGCTCTATTGCATCCATATGGTGTTTGTTTTAATACAGTTACATTACCAGGCGTAATAGAAAGATCATTTGCTTTTGGAATATAAAACTCACCACTATCTGTAAAAACTTGTAACTCTTTACCAGATACAAAATGTCTAACTTCATTAACTTCTGATCCTGCAACATCTATATTAATAGCATCTGTTGCTTCTCCTGTTCCAACATCAAAATTAAAATACTCTGCTGTTCTTGATGCAAATATTGCTGCAGGTTTAGATGATATTCCACCAAACCATAATCTATTTGCGTGAAAAACAACTGCATGAGGATAACCTCTAGTGTCTGATATTAATTGTTCTTGCCAATCAGTATGTGGTCCATTACTTCCAATATCTTGTAAAATTGTAATAGTAGCAACAGTATCAGATGTCCTACCTGTTATTACACATTGTTTACCTTTAATTAATAAACGATTATTATGTGCTGCATGTATACTTGAATTAGGTGGATTAATAAAAAAAGCTGCACTTGCTGTTACAGTTCTATTTGTTCCAGCTGTATTTGCTGATAATGTTAATGTAATACTACTATCTACATATCTATAAAAAGGTAATAACTTTTTATTATGACTACCTTGTGTAATAGTTGTGTCTTCATCAAAATCAAAAAAAGAAACAGTAAATTGACTAGCTGATTCTCTAAATATTTTTACAGTTCTCCATTGATAATGAGATATAAAAATAGTATCTCCAAATTGTGCAAAAGTTAATTCATGTAATTGACTTTGTGTCCATGGTGTTGTGTTTGCACTACCTGCTAAAGCTTGTATAGGATTACCATCTATATCATAAACTCCAAATTGATATTGTTGTAAAACTATAATAGCTATTTCATCACTAGAAAAAACAAAAGGAATTAATCTAGTTCTATTACCTGGAAGTGTTGATAAATATTCAGTACCTGGTCTTCTCATTATTCCACCTTCTGCTAACAATGAAAAATTTCTACATTGCTTTGCACCATTAGTGTAAGCAGGAATATCTATACGAGCATTTAATAAAGGATTAAGCTCACCTGCTGAAAAGTTTGTAATTACTGTTTTTAGTTTTCTTGCCATTATACATCAGTTCTTGTAGAGTTTCTTAAGTTAATAAATCTTGATGTATCAAGTTTTTTAGTTGTAACTTCAGAAGCGTCTATGTTTTTAGATATTAAAAATTGTCTATCAGCTAAATTTTTATATTCTCTAATCATTCCAGAATCTCTAGCAATTGATGCAGCAAAGATAGATGCTAATTCATATTCTAAAGCTAATCTAAAATGTGGTGGAAAATATTCTTCTCCAACTTTATAAATATAATCTAAGATTAATGTACTGTTTGAACCATAAGAATTAACATAAATCATATCTTTATATCTTGTATAAGGTATTACAAAATCATTTACTGTTAATGTATTAATTTGTAACACACCAGGACTTGCAGGTAATTGATAAGCAAAATCATATCTTCCTGCTGGTGCTGCGTTTAATAATGATAATTGTTTTTGGTTAGTTGCAAATTTCCATCTATGTCTTGTTAAAGATGATTCAGAAATATCATCATAAATATTAGATGCTACTAAAGCTTCTGTAGATCCATCACTAAAAGAAGATATAGGTTGCGCCCCTATCATTACTAATGCTCTTGCACATATATCTACTTTTGATGTTGCCATATTTTATTTTAAATTCTTGTATGAGGGCGAGAAAACTCGCCCCCAAAATTGTAGTGTATTATGCTAAGACAGCAGTTGTTATTGCTGCTGCACCAGTAGCTGATGTTACTACTAACATATCTACTGCGATTGTTCCACCTATACCAGATGTACAAATGATAATATCACCTTGTTTAACTTCATCTTTTGCAGCTAAGAAGTAATCAGAGTTATCGATAGTACCGATAGCATCTCCATCTTTATAGAAGAAGATTGAATTACCACCAGCCTCAGCAATCTTTTTGATTGGGTTGTCTGTTGCGTATGCCATATTATACTCCTATTATTCTGCGCATTTTTGAACTCTAATACCATTAGTATCAATTAATGTACCACCTATGCTAAGCATAGAAGTAATTAAGTGAGAAACTTTTTCTGGTATGTAGTTCACTTCAGTTTTTACATCAGAACCTATTCCTAAGCCCAGAGATGATTTGTGGAAAGCCACAGTATGTCTATCAGTAGAACCAGAAGTTTCTAGTCCACTGTGTACAAACCATAAGAATCCTAACCATCTTTTTGCAGTCATTCCTCCAGCATATGGAAGCTCACCTT